GGGGCACTAGCTCCTTTACGCATACTCAAGTCACCACCGACTGTTGTTAGTGCAGGGGCACTAACTCCTTCATGCATAGTCAAGTCACCACCGACTGTTGTTAGTGCAGAGACAATAGCTCCTTCATATATATCCGCATTGCCACCCACTGTTGTTAGTGCAGGGGCACTAGCTCCTCTACGTATAATTACATAGCCGCCCACTGTTGTTAGCGCAGGCGCACTAGCTCTTCCATGTATAAACATATCGCCACCCACCGTTGTTAGTGCAGAGACAATAGCTCTTTCATTTATAATTGCAGTGCCACCCACTGTTGTTAGTGCAGGGACAATAGCTCCGTCATATATACTTGCATCGCCGCCCACTGTTGCTAGTGCAGGGACACTAGCTCCTTCATATATATCCGCATTGCCACCCACTGTTGTTAGTGCAGGGGCACTAGCTCCTCTACGTATAATTACATAGCCGCCCACTGTTGTTAGTGCAGGGACACTAGCTCCTCTACGTATAATTACATAGCCGCCCACTGTTGTTAGCGCAGGCGCACTAGCTCTTCCATGTATAAACGCATCGCCGCCCACTGTTGTTAGTGCAGGGACACTAGCTCCTTCATTTATACTTGCATAGCCGCCCACTGTTGTTAGTGCAGGGACACTAGCTCCTGTATCTATACTCGCATCGCCGCCCACTGTTGTTAGTGCAGGGACACTAGCTCCTTCATATATATCCGCAGTGCCACCCACAGCTTTTAAGTTGGGCGCAGCTTCATTTATGATCACATCATCATTTACTACAATACCCCCGTCAGCATCTACATAAACCTTTGTTCCTTGTGCAGCGTAATACCTCTCAGCTAACCCAATGCCATTAATTCTTGCGTAGCCTCTACTTTTTTCAACGAGTTCGCCAGACGCAACCTTTTCTTTTATCATGGCTGTAAACTGTGATTTTCTTACCGCTTTTGTTATGTCCCCTTTAGTTTGCCCCGTCATGTTCTTTATCTTTCCAGAATCTACGAGGTTAGTGATCTCCTTTATGTATTTTGTGGGGATGCTACGGTCATTCTGTGGACCTTGTATCTCTTGTACTTCATCCCCCTCAAACCTAATAGCCACTTGTGGTTTTTTATCATCTACATATACCCAGAAATCACCCTTCTGTATATATGGAGCCGCCATAGTAGATCTAGTACACCAACCCGTACAACTTAACGATTGCACTGCAGCTACTCGCTCATCAAACTTAGGATCATTTCTGTCAGTCTGCGGTATCTTTCTCCATCCAGTTGTTGCATCACCAAGCTCAACTAGGTCTTTAGTGGCATCTACTAGCGCAGATTGATATGCAGTAGCAAACTTAATATTCTCCCCCTGCTTAAACTTTGCGTATACCTGTCCTAGCGCATTAGCATTTAGTGGCGCACCCGTATCAGGCTTATCAGTTCGCATTGACTTAAGCAGGCTAGATATTACATAGTCTCTCCAGAATGGATCTTTTTTCATCTCTGGGTTTACATTTTCTAAGTAGTTCTTCCATTCTTTTATGTTAGCTTTCCGCTGGCTTGCGACTGTATCCAGTATTTCTTGTATCCCTTTACTCTTATTACCTGTCTTGTATTCCTGTATTGCGTGCTGTATATCAGGTGGATAGGCGTTAATATCGTCGTTGGTTAGACCTTGCATGTATGCAGCGCCATCAAAATCAGGGACATTCTTTATTTGATCTTTATAGTGTTCTTCAGCCGCTTCTGTTGCTTGGTCTATTGTTTTTATATTCGCAAAGTTAATACTCTTGTTAGCCTCGGTAAATAAAACCCATGATTTAGCTGACCCGGTAGCTTTCATCCTATCTACTTTTGCTGATACTAAAACATTACCCCCTTCTAATTGCCTGCCCCTACCTTTATTTGTGCCCTCAACAACAAAGTTTTTAGCCGCGTTCAGAAGTTCATTAACTTCTTTATCTGTTGGGTTAGTGATACCTAGGCGCTGTAAGAACTGACGCACAATATTCTTTATCTGTTGCCACACAGACTGCAGTGCTCTGTCACCTTGCATATCCGCAAGTACTTCTTCGACCGCCGTAGCCTTATCTAAGCCTTCTTTTATCTTAATATCCGCTGCTCTTTGTATCGTTGGGTTTTGATCGTAGATACGGTTCATCGTCTTGGTGTAAGCACTACCTAATACCGCACGTAGTCCATAGTGCCCTAGGGCCTCATGAGCAACTGTAACTAGAGTATCTCTAGCATCAGTAATGTTGTCTGCTATCAGATATACTTTTTTTGTTCGTGGGTCAAAAATGCCCTTCGGAGTTACCTCTTCATCAAGGCGGGCTTGTACATGTGCAGGTAGGTCGCTGACACTTTGTACGACACTAATATCAGGAGCGTTGGCCCACTTAGCTGAGATAGCATCAACTGCCTTTTTAACGTCAACTGCTTGTATACCCTGTGTACCCTTTGGAGCAGTACGGTATAGGTTATCGTTACCTTCTGCGTCTTTAATATCTTGCTCTAAGTCTGCAGATACTTTTGTACGTTTGGCTCCAAGTCTTTCCCTTGCTGCGGCTATGCGTTCATCCCGTTTATCCTGTTCCTCCTCAGTAAGTAGCTTTTCTTCCGCTTTAGGCGCAGGTTGTACTTTAGGCGCAGTAGATTTAGGCGCAGGTTGTACTTTAGGCGCAGGTTGTACTTTAGGCGCAGGTTGTACTTTAGGCGCAGTAGGTTTAGGCGCAGTAGGTTTAGTAGCTGCTTTTGCTAGTGCACTAGGTTGCGTGACTTTTCCCACATTAGAAACTCTAGCAGGTCCCGCACTGCTAACCACTCTTGGTATGTTAGGCGCTTTAACACTGGGCGTAGCGGTAATGACGGGTCCTGTAGATACTGGAACGCTTCCGTTAGTTGGGCCGCTGATAGGTTCTGCACTCGCTTTGTTACTGCTTGTTTGTCCATCTGGGGCTCCCTGAAATTCTGGTCTCTTTAAGAACTCAGTTATGTTTGTTTTTACCTCTGGGGCTACTCTAGGATTTATAGCGTGCTTTTGTAACTTAGCCGCTACCCGCTTAGCAGCAACTGGGTCTGATATATCCTCACCAATTATGCTGTTTTCACCCCTAACAATTACGGCGTTCTTGTTTATGCCTAAGTTTGCGGTAGTGTTAGGATCAATTACAAACGCAGGCTTAAAATCTGGGAGTTCCGCAGTTAATGCTTTGAATTCTTGCAGATCTTGCTGGCTAGGTAAAACCCCTCTCTGTTTGTCATTGTATAACTCTTGTAGACGGACTAACTTTTGCTGTTGTTCTTCTACCTCACTCTGCCCCCTCTTTTCAGCAAAGAACTTTTGTTGCTCAGGAGTAAGCTCAGTTGGGGTTTCCTGACCCGGTACTTGTATAGGCCCCGGTGCAGGTGTTTGTGGTGGGGTGTAAATAGCTCGAGGCGGGGTGTACCCTTGTTCAAACGAGGTAAGCCCTTTCTGGTCCTCGAACAAATCCGCTTGGGCCTTATTTACTATAGGGGGAGCACCTTGCTCTGCACCCGGGGGTATCGTTTGCTGCGGGACATTAGACGGTTGCAGTGCAAACTCTGGTCTACGTTGTTCTTGCCCTTCTACTACTTCTAGCGGCTTAGGAATAACTTCTTCTGTAGCACTAGCAATATCAGGAGTAGCTTGAGTCGCGTAGTACTCATCCTCTCTACGCTTTATAATGTTTAACTTGTTGATTTCTTCAGTCGATAACAGTTCACCCGAAGCTAGAGCCTTCTGTAGTATGTCTATGTGTTGCTGGTCAAAGTAATGCTGCTGCTCTGGGGTTATCCCTTCCTGCGCTTCAACCTCACCTAAGACAACGCCTCTTCCTGTGCTTTTGCGGTACAGTTCTGGGTCTTGCTCAGCCTCTTGGTCATGGCTTGTTTGTATTTCATTCTGTAGTGCGTCTATTTTTTTTAGCGCGGCTTTTCTTTCTTCTTCTCTAGCCTCTTCTCTGCCCTTAGCACCAATGCCACTAACCCCACCAGTTACACCTGAGATACCCCCACCGGCTACTGCACCCCGTACTCCTGACTCAACTAGACGATTAAACTCTTTGCTACCCCATACATCTTTGTTATCCCCGACAAACTTCTCAGCCATAATACTAATGGCTTCTTGCCCAGCTTCAGTCGGTCCTTCGGTTGCCACCCCAGTTATACCACCTGCTAAAGCAGCTCTAATCATTCCGGGCTTCATACCGGATTTCTCTAGTATCTTCTCTATAACCCCCAGTTTCATGCCGGGAGTAAATTGTCTTAATATGTATGCAGGGAATATTGAATCAAGTGCGGCAGAAACGGAGCCTGCGAGTACAGAAGCACCCGGAGCCATCTGCCCAGTTTCTTCGTATATATTCTGGAATACTTCGGGAGTATTTAGTGCAAAGGAGCCAAGGTACGCCCCACCAATTTGACCCGCCCTAGCTGCCGTAGCAGCCGCAGCACCAGTTAACCCCCGGGCAGCTAACATACCACCGCCTATTCCGGGTACTAACGCAGTAGCTAAGTTTGGTATTTGTTCAGCCGCAGTTTCAGCGGCAAATGGAAGGTAATCACTAGGGCCTTTAACGTCGCCTAGTGTTGGGTATCTTGCAGGGTATTTCTCTTGGATTTCTTGTTGGGTAGCAGCAGCTTCTTCCATCTGCCTTTTAGCATAGTCATCTGCGCCAACCGTCTTAGCAGCTAGTGCGGGTAGTACGTCAGCTAGTAGTGATCCTGTTTGCTTAGCCCCACGTATAACCGCACTGCCCATCATCTTGCCAAACCCGGGCTCTTCTGCGGGTTCAGGTTCTTCAGCTAGGGATAAACCAAAGCGTTGTTGGATTGCATTTCTTGTTGCTTCGTTAGCAGAAGTATAGTCTTTGTCACCCGCTGAATACTTATCAAAGATAGCCTGTTTAGTAGCGGCATTAGCATTGATATAATTTGGGTCGTTGCGTATTTCTAGCAGCGTTGGCATCTGCTACTTCCCAGCTAAAAGGGGATTACTTTTATTTACTTCCCCTCCACCCCCACCCCCACCGCTCACCCATTGCTGCCTAGCGGCTTCTAGCTTAGCCGCACTTAGTCCTTTAAACTCAGGCTGATATTGTACCGTTTCGTACCATAATTTCTCCCGGTTGAGCTTCTGCTCTTCACTAAAGTCGCGCCCACCTCTTCCTATATTGGCAAATTCTAGTGCAGCGGCTTTCTGCTCCGGGGTTGAATTTGGATTTGCATACACTTCAAAGGGGGTAATGTTCTTATCCAGTCTTCTGGATGTTGCCCCAATTCTTGCTGCAGCCAAATGGCCCTCCACCTGCATTTCCGCTACTTCTAAGGCTCTCTTGTTAGTTAGCTGGTTGTTCATAATATCGGCTGAGATCTTATACTCGCCCTGCTCCAAGGCTTGTTCACCGCGTTTAATAGCAGCAAGGTCTTTAATGTCCTCCTTGGTGGTTTTCTTATGCGCTTCAATTTGCTGGGCGTAGGCTGAGAACCCCTTAGACAGAGCCTCACCAATATTAACTAAGGCAAATGGGGACTTACCTGCCATCATTTCTGCGCCTGTGTATCCTACAGTTCTATACAGCAAGTCCTTTTTATTCTTAGCTATTGATTCTGGAGTATCTACTAACCCCGTAGTATCAGCAGGTGTTCTAGTTGGCAACTTAAGTAGGTTCATTCCTTGCTGTGCAAACTCGTCACTTGCTGGTGCTCCTTGTTGTGCCATTGCCGATAGTGGCCCTGCTGGTGCTGGTTTGGTCTCACCAATCTTTTCTCTAGCTTTAACCACAGCTAATGGTGCTGCAACTGCGGGTGCTGCGGCAGCTTCAGGTGAATCCATGATTGGGGGTAAACCCCCGGAGGGACCTTGATTTTGGGTATAGTCTCGGTTTGGCCTATACGCTTGAGGTTCAAACATTGGCCTAGTATTAGCACCTCTAGCCTGTTCTGCCTCTAGTTGGAACGCAGCTAGTTCCGCATCAATTGGGTCCCGTGTTTCATACTCTTTTTTTACCCTTCCACCCTCATCAAATGCAACTATTCCGCCGGTAGCAAAGTTGTCCTGATTGTACTTCTCGCCGGGTCTTGGGATACTCATTAGACCACCATGTGCAGCAGATATAGCAGCGGCAGACTGTGGGGCTTGGGCTAACTGGGGCATGTGCATACGTGCAGCTATCTCTTGCCGTGCGCCACCGGGGGCTTCTTGTGCGCCATTACCGGGTACGCCATTACCGGGGGCTACCCCAGCTAGTTGAGTTTTTGGGGCAAACACATCATTTGCTACCGTGGATCCGGGGGGCTTGTTAGCAGAGAGCACAATACGGTCTATCATCATTCCAGCCATAACCGCATCTAGAGGACTAATCTCCCCCATCTGAGCCATCTGCTGCAACTGTGGTTTAGAATATTTAGTAGCTAACGAATGTATTTGATTAGAACCGGGAATCATTTTGTACCCCTTATTAGTTAGTGCTTAGGCCCGCTGTACCCAATGCGGCTAGTCCAGCCCCTGCAAGCTGCGAAGACATTGACGGTGGAGTTGCATACGTGGTTGCTGTTGAACCCATCTGTAGTGGCATGCCACGAACCAAGTTCTGGTAGTAGCCCAACTGCTCCATTGGGTAGTCACGTTGCCGTAAGAAGTCAGCATACGCTGTATCTTGTTGTTGCTGTTGTAGCCCTTGTTGCTGAGCACCCACGTTGTACTGACCTTGAAGCCTCTGAAGATTAGCAGCTTGCTCTGCTGAACCTAACTGACCTAGGGCTTGAGCCCCACTAATACCCGCTTGTATCCCACCCATCCCTTGCTGTACCAAGCCTCCGTAGCCACTCAAACCAGCTTGTAGCCCCTGCATACCCATTTGCCCTAGAGCTTGCTGACGAGCCATTGCCGCTGAGTAGGCGTTTTGTAGCCCTTCCTGCTGGATCTTATTCTGTGTGAACCCTAGGTTTCTTTCGCGTTCAGTACTTGCAAGTAACTGCCTAGCCCCGCCATATGTACCTTGTTGTGCTGCAGACAGGTTACTTACTAACTGACCTTTCTGAGCATCACGGAGGGCTTGCTCTTTCTGCACATCCACCACATTCTGCATGAAGGGAGACATATAGGCAGACGGATCGGAAAACATTGCCCCAATACCTGCACCAGCAGTCCCATACCCCATACCCGCGCCTTGCATAACCCCCGGTATTCCAGCAGATAACCCCTGTGCCCCAGACTCTAGCCCCATCATTGTGGCACCACCTAGCCCAGCACCCGCTGCACCAAATTGACCCGGAGTTCCTAACCCTAAAGTTTCTTGCTGCGCTGCTTGTTGGGCATCAGAAAAACCCGCTATACGTTGCCCTTCATACGGGGTGTATGGGCGGTAGGACTGAGCCTGTGCCCGTGACATTATGTCTTGTACGTAGGGCTCAGCATAGGCAGGTAGATTGCTCTGGGTAACAGTGGACGAAGTTTGAGCTGGCATACTGCCACCTTTATACAACTTAACTCTGCCAGCTTCTAGCTGGAACCCTCTTACATCTGGCCCGTCATTAAACTCAAAATTTGTATATGCCATGATTACTCCACAGGTATCTCAAAAAATATTCCTTTATGCGTAGCGCCTTCTGGTCCAAAGATCTTTAACCAGCCCGCCCGCCCTATAGACTCTATAACTCCACAATTACAATCCTTAGCAAACCTTTGTAGCATTAGCAGCATGGGGGTTTTCCATTTCAACCCTTCAACACCACCAATAAAGTTAAGCACTAAGGCATTAATCCTTGGGTAGCCAACTACCTGAGTAACCACCGCCCCATACACCCCGTCATTGTCATAAGCAATCCACAACTGCCTTGAGCCATCTAGGATAACTGCCTTTATATCCTCTGTTTTGTACCTTCCGTAACTATACTCTGCTGCCTTATCCATGTACCCTTCAATTCCACCCCATACCGACTCTACATACTCAGGAAGAATTAAAGATATTTTAATCATGCAGCCAATACTTTCCTGTCATTTATTTTCTTAACTTGTTTCTTTGTGCCATGAGCTGACTGCCTAACTCTATCCATCATAGCGTGCAATTTTTTAGCCCCTGCTTTAGATGACCCACCACCAATAGCACTGACTACATCAGCGGAAATAACAAACTCTCCATCAGCCAATCTAGCAGGTTGGTTTTTGCCTATCATTGCAGGGATCGAATCACTAAGCCCATCACCCGGACCATCTAGATAACTCCCACCCCTAGCCAAGCTAGTTAAACCCCCCATAGCCATTGGCACTTCCATTTGCTGAGTATCTGGGTTGTAGACGTACTTAGAAGTATCAGTATATTGGTACTCATGCGGGTCTACCCCCGGTGTTGTCATAGTTACCGGCCTATAAGCAGCATAAGGATCAACAGGTGCGGGTTGTGCCCCACTTGCTCCGCCTTTACCTCCCCCCGATAGCAGCAACTGCATATTATTAGCTGGGGCCGCAGTTCCCGCAGTTCCCGCAGTTCCCGCTGGTGGTAATACCTGTATTGTTATTGGCTTAAAGCCATAGTTACGCTCACTAGTATCCACCGGAGTTTGTGCCTGAGTAGCATGTTGTGCTTGTAACTGCCTTAATATCTCTGGCACTTGAGGCTTTGATGTAGTTTGGGCACTGCCTATATTTTGTACGTAGTTCTGCAGGGCAGACGTACCCTGCTGTGGGCTTATACTTTGTACATATTGTTGAATAGCACTCATATCCGGGGTAGCCATCTTATTCTGGGCTACTTCACCCCCCTCAGCATAGCCATCGTACCCCGCTTCGTCGTCATAAGAACCGACACCACCTGCTAACCCCATTAACCCCCCTGCTGCTGCAGTAACAGGAGTTCTGTTATTAGGGTCATAGGCAATGTAACCGGGGTAAGGGTTTACCTCGTTAAAATACTGCCTTTCTGAAGTATCAGTCCACGGTGTTGGACCTGTTGGAAACTGTGCAGTTCTTTCAGTAGGTAAGTATGGCCCTTTATAGGGGGTAAGTGTAGATGCAGGGGGATTTAAATTGTTAGACGGTTGCATAGCGTCCATTAGCATAGGTCCACCTACTGCCCCAGTAGCCAACACACCCATCCCACCACCGGGGTAATTAGTAGGAAAATCATCAAACCAACCGGGTTTTACCGCCGAGGCTGGTGGCGTTACAGGTGTACCTATTGGTAGAGTAACTGGGGGCGTTGCGTTTGTTAGTGAGGCTATTCCACTGGAGGGCTGTTGAGCCGCACCTAGTGGTGCCTGTGGAGTACTCGGATAAAGGTTGGTAATATTAGGAGCGTTCCTAACTTGAGGTGCCCCACCATACATATTATATGGCGTCCCAGTACCTGTAAAAGCCCGAGCATCTGTGCCAATAGTCTGCCCTACGTTTGGGACTTGCCCCGACGCCCCACGGATTCCTCCACTCGAAGCCGGATTTCTTAACCCTGCGGCTATACTGTCATCTAGTGAGTTAATAGCCGGGCTAATTAATTGTTTGCTCCCTTGGGATATTGCCTGTTGCCCTAGCTTCCTCCCTGCAAGGCTACTTAGGCTACCAGCGCCACTAGCCATACCCCATGCACCAAGCCCAGCCATAAAACTTTCGCCTAGATCACCTGTCTCTGCATATGTTCTACCCCCTTCGGCTACGCCTATACCCCCACTTACGTAAGGATTAGATAGTATTTCACCAAATTGAGTTAATCCTCTAGAAAATACATTACCAGTTTGACTACCAGCAGCAGATAAACTACTAGCCCCCGGTGCAGTAACCCCTCCAGCGCCAACCCCCGGGGCTAACCCAGTAGCGGCACCCTGACCAAGAGCACCGGCAGTAGGGAAAGTGGCGGAAGCACCCCCTGTTGTTCCTGCGGCGGCAAGCTCAGCGGCAGTGGCAAGCTCGGCGGCGGTGCCTAATGTTGCTGCTGTTGTTCCTGCTGTTGTTGCTGTTGCTGCTGCTGTTGCTGCTGCTGTTGCTAGGGCTGCTTCTGCTGCTAGGGCTGTTGCTAATGCAATTTCTGCTGCGACTACAGCGGTGACGGGGGCAGCCATAATAGGTCTCCTTTACATTGCAAAAATTCCTGATAACTACCGATAGTCAATTCCTCTATGGCCTTGTCAGGATCGGTTTCTTCCGTCCCGCAGATCGTTGTCCACACAGTATCTTCATGCGTAAACCCAGCACGCTTGATCCCAGCGGGTGACTCAAACATTTCGCCCGATTTCATGCGCTTCCAGCCGTCCTCAGTCAATACTGAAATATCGCCCTTTACCACAATATTTACCTGCTTGTATTTGTGCATCTTACCGATGATTATAGTGCCTTTTGGCGATGTCATTTCACGAACATATACTTTATTACCAAAGCAATGGCGTATTGGAAGCTCAACTTGTGGCATCTGCAATAATACAGCTTCAATGGCAAACAGCTTCTCGATCATGTCGCCACTCATCGCACTCATAACGGTAGTAAATTCTACCATTTCATTCGCTGTACTTTGGGGATCTACTAGCTGTAGGCTCATAGTGGCATTATCCTCGTCTGCATTTATTTCATTCGCTGTACTTTGGGGATCTACTAGCTGTAGGCTCATAGTGGCATTATCCTCGTCTGCATTTATTTCATTCGCTGTACTTTGGGGATCTACTAGCTGTAGGCTCATAGTGGCATTATCCTCGTCTGCATTTAAACGTCAAGGTATTGCTGATAAACGTCAAGGTATTGCTGATAAACGTCAAGGTATTGCTGATACAAACTGCAATGAAGCTATAACCCCGGGAGACTGTGGAATGGTGGGGGTAGACCCAGCAACTATAGTTGCAATAGTAACCGCCGTATTACTTCCATGCCACATAATCTCTATAAAGTCAGCAGCCGCTAATTGAATCATATAACTTAATGCCGCAATAAGCTGACCATCTACCCCACCATGACTACTGGGGACTGTAAAGATGCTGTTACTGTCGGCTATACCTGCTCCAGTAGGAGTGGTTGCGTTCTTCCTAAACCATATATCAATGTCATGAGCCGCAGTGTCAGTATTAATAAACTGAGTGCTGAACAGTAAAGTATATATCCCTGCATCAGTCACAGTTAGCTTAGTTGCCATCGCCCCAGTTAAAGCTCTTGAGGTTACTGTTTGAGATACAGAGACAGTATACGTCCCTACACCCCCACTTGAACCTGTTAACTGAACAACAACATAAGTATTTGCAGAAACCGTAGTGCCCGCTATTAACATCCCCGGAAATATAAGCCCTGTTAATCCAGAGGCTACAGTTAGAACAGTTAATGCTATTGAGCCTGTAAACGCTGCTGATCTAGAGGCAACCGATACCCCGTTAGATATGTCCGTTGTGGCAAGGCGCATCGGGTATTCAGTAGTTACATCCCCACCAGCTTGATTAGTGGTGTCGTAAAACGAGCCACAAGGTAAAGTAACTTCCAACCCAGACCCTATGAAATCCCCTGTAAATGAATCAGCCTGCAGTGGAGTACGTGAGTCTAGCTGACTGAAGTAAATACCTAGTACCCGTATAAGCTGCGTGCTGTACTCTTGACTGTATTTCGCCGGAGGTACTGGCAACGGTGGAGCTTTGAACCGCGTCATCCCCATTATCTTCTCCCGCTTGGCCTAGCGTCTACCCGGGGGCTACCCATCTGCCACTTAACCCCTATGTCAGTAGAACTTATCTTTAATGCCATCTGTCTTGCACGGGCACGGATGAATACTTGGTTTGTATACTCGTCCACTGTTGTTTCTATAACGTCCTTGGAGTCTGAAGCATCCTCACTATACGGGCTACCGGGGAAACTACGTGGCCTAAGTGTCAATACCGCAGTAGGCGTTGGGTTTGCAGTCCTATCAGACCCATTAAAATTAACATCAGGTATTATCCGCTTGGTTAGCATGAGCTTATCGCCATCTTCTATATCTATGTCGTTTGACTGGATATAGGCTTCCATACCTAGAACACCATCATCAACCCCGTATTCATGGTTGTATATGTACCCCACCTCAGTAGTAACATCATAGGTAACAGCCTGTGGATAAGTACGCAGAGCGCTATCGTTCCAAGCTGTACGCTCTATTGTGCCGTAGTACCAAATTTGTTCGAGGTAGTTATATATGGCGTAACTATCATTAATGTCGCTGTTCTTGCTTGGGTAGAACCACCATACTTCATGGAACCCTTCGTTAGTGCCACATACAATTTGTGGAGCTTGGTTATAGTTTAAATTCTGGAAGATATGGTTACGCAGTGTGCAAGGGAGTGTCTCAACCCGTCCAGAGTAAGCGTAAAACTTATCCTGCCCCATCCAGAACGTAACATTATTTGCGGAGATAACTGCACGGGGGGAAATAATTGAAATATTATCTGCGTACTCCTGTATCCCAAATACATCCGTTGTGCCTAAAAATTGCAGGGTATACAGGTTAGAATCTGTCCAAACGAGTATTTCTTGGCGTGATGGCAACGCCCGTATAATCCTAGACCCACGAGATATACGCAAAAACCCTGCAGAATTAGTAACAAGCGGGTTCCAAATAGTCGGTTCAGCCTGATCTGACCAACGAATAAGTAAGGGGTCAGAGTCTCCGCCACCATAAGGAGTACACCCAAATGCAAGTAAGTTCCTACTTTGTGGGGATGTAAGTACCTGCATAGCCTCATCTGGTACATCAGTAGCCCCAACTAGAGAAGAAAGCAACACCGCCCTAGTAGTAAAATTAGGGGTAACCCCAGTACCACGTTCCCAGTAATAGATAGGGCCATTACGTATGTTCATTACCAGATTGTTATTAAGCAGAGTGTCATCAATATTGTCAAAGAACCAATCCCGCTGTGAGTAATATATAGGAACTGTTGAACCTGCCCCCCACCCATTACGCGCCCAAGCACCCGCCCCAAAGCCATACCCAGCAGTCCTAATTGCATACCCCGGATGAATTTGAAACTCAGCAGTAATAGCAGTACCCCCACCAGAAGTAGTAGAAGTAGCCGTTGTAGTAACTGTGATTATAAAGTTATTAGCGTCGGTAACAGAGACAATAACAAACTCAGAATTTAGTTCCGATGCAGGTACTCCACCTACCGGCCCTGTTGCGCCAGAAAAGGTAACATAGTCCCCAGCAAGGGCTCCGTTAACGGCTATATTAATATTTACATTCTTAGAGCCATTTGTAGTATCAAAGCAATTATCTGTAACTGCCGTAGTAAAAGTTGCCCGCAACGGGGTTATGTCGTAAAAGTTTGTACCTGCTTCCACATAGACTTTTTTGTTTGTGCCTAGAGCAAGTAAATCATCTTGGTACGAGGTCAACCAGTTCCATACCTGCCTACAAACCCCAATAACAGCCGTTGTTGAGTACTTTGCCCAACCCCCTACTTTTTCTGGGTACCCAGAACGAAAGCGTATCTTATCGCATTGCCACCAACCACCTTCACCTGAGTAGTTAGTTTGATCCCGGTTTATTCCGGGTTTTAGTTGAATTTTATTAAGCATATAACCCCTTAACCCAACTTAATCTTCATTTAATTGCTGACTGCTCTCTGACCCACCCTTGAAGACTTGATAGGGTTTCGGAGTTGACGTGGCAGGCTTGATAGTTTTCAAGAACAGTTTGGGCAACGGCTTCAACACCAACGGTTTCTTCATCAAGAGATCTGGAGGGGTCGGGAAGTTCATTGTTCGCGGCGCTGTCGTGGAGCATCCTGAAACCACCAGACAAAGTACAAGTATCTTGAACATAAACTTTCACCTCTTTAATTATCTCTCTGCTCTTGCCCTGCACAATTTGTACCCGGTCCACGTATTTTGTGATCGTTTTGTCTGAAACCACACCCTGTTTGATGCCTGTCTCAATGGTATGCCTCTGCGCCTCGATTGTAGCCTCATAGCAAGACGATACCCCCCATTTGTGACCTACGTATAGCCCCGCAGAAAATAATGCAGCAGCGAGCGTTGTAGCGATAGCAATCTTAGTGCCTAATGATAAAGCCTGTACCCCTGCTATAAAGGGTATCACGGTACAAAAGTTCTCTTGCCGGAAAGCGGCTTCCTCGTTCCAAGATGGCACCAGCCGGGAGTTGATACGCTGGCCTCTCTATACAAGTCGTACTTAATCAGTGCATCAGGCTTCTCATCCAGCCATTTATCTAGGTGCTCACCGTGGTCGTAAATATCCACAGCCATACCTTGCTTGTGAGCAGACTTAGATGACCCTGTTGTACTTGTAGGAAGTCTGAAGCCGCCATCCCCACCTTTCGAGCCCGATATTTGGGTTTTGGTCTTGGGATTATTAACTGAAATTTCCCCCGTGTCAGTGACAAACGCAGCTATCAGATTGTTAACTCGATACAACAACGTCAGCGCATTGAGGTTGTACTCCACAGGGTGAGCCTTATCGCCAAAGTAGTCCTGTAGCGTAATCATCGTATCGCCTCATGTGAAAAGTACCTGAGAATCATGCTACCAGCATTTGAGACAAACAGCATAACAGCATAGGTTCCTTGTGGAATCATCATCTGAAAAGTCCCAGCGGCAAGTTCAAGTAAACTGAGCAGCAACAGCATTATGCCATTTAGCCAGAGTAGTTTGGAATTGCGCTTGCGTTTCATTGCCTACCACGTTCAAGAATCTTATCAATCCGCTGGTGCGCCTCGGACAACGATTTTTCATTGTGTTCCATGCGAAGGTGCATCCCTCGAATATCAGCCCTGATGCCCCCGTAAATAGCAGCGCCAACCACGATTTGGCCTATGATCCAAATTAGTATTTGTGGTTCACTCACAAAATCACCCACGATACCAGCACCCCAAAGGAGAACGCAGCAACAAGAATACCCGTGGCGATTACGCCGGAATTATTGCGGTTTGCAAGCCGCCAAAGGAAGCTGTCAACTGCTACCTCCGTTTTGGTTTTATGGCTTACACGTTTTTTCGTTTCCATGTTACCTCCGTTTACCAGAAAAACATTATTGCAACGCCTGCTCCAGTGCCAAGTGCCCAGAAGATCAGGTCCAAACGACTGCCAGCACCAAAGTCATACCACGGCCTATCCTGATCGTATCTTTGATAAATCTCCCGCACTAATCCAGTCGTGGCACTAATCAGAGCAGCCATCCACAACTCGGTAATGAACGAGAATCCGACGACTAGAGCCGCACCTGCGATTATGTGAAGTGGCTGGTCTACGAAGTCTTTATTGATGGTCATTTCAAACCTTTGGATACTTTGCTTTGATAGTGGCAACTGCTGTTTCCCAATTAACTGTACCATTTACATGGTCCCAATACTGCATATCTAGCTGGTCTGTTATTGGTGGGTAGGCATCAGCACGTAGTCTCTGATATTCTTTAGTGTCATATTCTGCCTGTAGTCTTACCAGTTCAGCATCAATCTGATCCTGTGTTACTGGTGCTTCAGTTGGAACGTACCAAGTGATGACGCCACCTGTAATAGCACCTTGAAATTCAGGAACCAGCGAACGGATCGCGTCTACTACTCTGGGCTTTCTCATGCTGCTATCTCCATTAAGATAATTGTGGATGTGCTATCCGTAGCGACATCAACCATCTGAAAATACGCCTCGCCGCTACTTGATGTGGTGGTCGCCGCGCCTTGTGTTTTGTACACTGTGGCAGATGTGGTAGCAGGGGAGTCTAGGTAGTTAATACAAGCCCTGCCATGTGATATATAGATATTATCCCCCTGCCCAAAATCGTTCGGAGCAGCGCCCGCAGAACCTTCGGCTGGGGTGAATATAGTTGTACTGTCTCTGCGAATGCGTATCCCAGCAGCCATCCCAGTACCAACGGTGCGCGACATGCCGTAGGACTGACTCACTAGCACTAAAATTTTACTGGTTGAAAAAAGCGGGGTAATTGTTGCTGTCAACGTAGTATCGGTATAGGTTGTGCTGGCAACAGTAGTCGGTGTATTAGTCGTGCCTTGTACGACTTGCAGAACTGAACCAGTAGGTAAGCCAATCTTTGCGATGCCTTGGCTAGATGCAGTTAGCGTGGTGAACGTGCCCGCCGCTGCCGCTGTCCCGCCAATCGCAGGTGGTGAGGCTAGATAGGTAGAGAATCCTGTACCTGAGACCGTGGAGGATGCTGCTAGCGTGGTGAACGTGCCCGCCGCTGCCGCTGTCCCGCCAATCGCAGGTGGTGAGGCTAGATAGGTAGAGAATCCTGTACCTGAGACCGTGGAGGATGCTGCTAGAGTAGTGAACGATCCTGTTGAGCCAGAGATAGTTGTCCCAGTTATAGCCCCGCCAGAGATTGTAGCGGAGGGGGTAGTAATAGCAGGGGTATAGTTACCAGATGCTACGACATTAGTACCATCAGCATATACCATCGCTGTTTTACCAGTAGGGATAGTAACCCCAGTCCCCGCTGACGTCTTTACCCGGATACTTTGTCCACCAGTAGTGTTGTTCTCAACTATGTACGGCTTGTTAATTGTGGGGACAATAAGATCCCTAGTGGCTGTTAAACTACCTACCGATGTACAGTTTATAATATAATTTCTAGCCACCTGTGTAGCATTGGTGTCCGTAAGGGATATAGTTAGATTCGTATCGGTAGTGAAACTAGCAGTCGCCCGCCCTGAGATAGATTCTTGTATCGCAGTACCAAGATTGGTATTGGTTGTAGTACCCCACGTACCACTTTGGTCCCCAGTACCAATAAGTTCAAATTTAAGTGTTGAATAAGTACTCGCCATAATTACTCCTTAGGTGTCTATTTCTACCCAAACAACGGTATTCCCATCGTTTACAGTTTGCCAATTTGGTGTCTGTGCATCATTTATATCTTGCCAATTTGGTGTCTGTGCATCATTTACAGCTTGCCAGCTTGGTGTCTGTGCATCATTTACAGCTTGCCAATTCGGAGTTTGCCCAGTGTTAACTTGGCCCCAGACTAATACTACTCCGGTTCTACCTATGGCTGCAACCCCTATTGGAGTCACAACTGCCCCAACTGCTACACTTACTGATCCAACTGCCCCTGTACCTGCAACACCAGTGGGGTTTATAACTACCCCCAACGCTACAGTAACTGATCCAACTGCACCTGTGCCTTCAACACCAGTAGGACTTACAACAGCCCCCAATGCTACAACTACTGTTCCAACTGCACCTGTACCTGCAACACCAGTAGGACTTACAACTACACTCTCATGTACAACTACTGTTCCAACTGAACCAGTGGCTTCAACACCAGTAGGACTTACAACTACACTCTCATGTACAACTACTGTTCCAACTGCACCGGTGCCTACAACGCCCGTTACAAGAACAATTACAGCCCCGGGTACATCAACTAAGACGGTTCCAACTGCACCTGTACCTTCAACCCCCGTGGGACTTACAACAGCCTTACCCGTTACAGTAACTGTTCCAACCGACCCAGTGGCTTCAACACCAGTAGGACTTACAACAGCTTTAGCAACTACAGTAACTGATCCAACTGAACCCGTACCTGCTTCTCCCGTTACCCCTACAACAGCTTTAGCAACTACACTTACTGTTCCAACCGACCCAGTGGCTTCAACCCCAGTAGGACTTACAACAGCCCCAGCAGCTACAGTAACTGATCCAACTGAACCAGTAGCTTCAACGCCCGTAGGACTTACAACAGCTTTAGCAACTACAGTAACTGATCCAACTGAACCCGTACCTGCTTCCCCCGTTACAGGAACATTTACACTTACCCCGCCATCCTGACCCCAAGGGTTATCCCCCCAAGTATTTCGCCCCCACCCTGAATTAACCGCCGCAGTAACTGTTACATTCCCAACTGCACCAGTGGCTACCTCACCCGTTACCCCCACAACAGCTTTAGCAACTACAGTAACTGACCCAACGTCCCCTGTACCTGCTTCTCCCGTTACATCTACAACCGCCTTGGCAACTACACTTACTGTTCCAACTGCACCTGTACCTGCAACACCAGTAGGGCTTGCAACACCATTATGGTTTACAGTAACTGATCCAACTGCACCTGTACCTTCAACCCCCGTAGGACTTACAACAGCTTTAGCAACTACAGTAACTGATTCAACTGAACCTGTACCTGCTTCTCCCGTTACACTCGTGGATACACTAACACCGGCTTTAAATGTTGCAACAGCAGTGGACCACACGTTTGTAGTGGATAATGTTGCCCCATAGTTAACTGAGGTAGTTGCGGAAGTAATCTTAGTCGCTAAGGCGGTATTATTCCTAGTTGCCGCATTACCACCAGTAGAAGCAGACTCCCCAATTTCTACAGCGCCATTATCGTAAGCACTCCACGTGTAGATATTAATATTACTAAACAGAGCTACAACAAGCTCATCAGCCTGTGCCAAAACCCCTGTTAACCCTGTAGTGCCTGCAGTACTACTACCAGTATTAAGGTTTGTTTTATCAAGAGGAGGATCCAGAACCCCCGACCATTCAGAAGCTACCCCAGCAAATTTATTAGATGCCGCAAGAGTAAAAGTCCAAGTAGTACCCTCGCTCCCAGATGCGATCTTGTAATATATTGCGGAATCAATACCCGCGCCATTCCCTCCATTAGTAGCAAGGGAAGAAGAATGAGGTACTGCTGAGACTGTGGTATTCCCCACCCACGAAAACCCAAATACAACAAGGTTTCCTGCTTTGGGGGCTACGGGAAAAGTAAAGGTTACACTGGTGCCAGCGGCACCCCCGTTAGTATTTCTCTGGCTTGTTAGTTCTGCAATTGCCATCGGGGGTGTGCCTATTTATTCTAAGAATCGCTTAGCTTTAGGTTTTGTGATGGCAGTTATTATATCCATACCAGAAGCTAATCTACGATATACTGATCCGGCCTTTATGTTGTATATGTCACACCAATCATATAGACATTTAGTCACTCCGTTAATCTCTACCCATATGTTCTGTCGAGTGTTTCTTGATTGTGTATACCTAGTGGCCCATCGTACATTATCTATATAATAACCTTTATTGTTATCTATTCTATCTAATGTATATTCCGAAGCAGGAGGTTCCCCTATATCTCTAGCGAACACTATAAAATCTGCCCATCTAGGGTCATAAGAGATCCCCCTCCCCCCATAATTAACATACCCCAAATTTTTAGGGTTATCACATCGAGATTTCATATTGCACCAAATCGTGTATAACTTACTATAGCGTTTCCTATGTGTAGCCCTATTCCCCGCTATACGTAAATGCCCACAAGATTTAGTTTTGCCGGTTCGTATTTGAGATGCTACAGCAATTGTTTCCGCCCCGCATGAACATAACATCTTCCACAAAGGTTTGCCGTGTTTATTACGACCAACTTCAGCTATGAACTCTAATTCATGGAATTTCATTATAGAACCCTCCTTGATAGAAAGATTCTATAATATCACGTAGACGCTACAAATGCAATCTAACTTATCCTTATAATGGCATTTGAAGCATCAGCTACTGGGAACACAATAGTAAAATCCCCTGCGGTAGACGTCTTATCCGCACCAAAGGCTAATACAACAACGGCTTTGTTGGAAGCCGAGCTATTATAAATTAAAGCCCCATTAGCAGTGATTGTAGCCGAAGACCATGTAGTATCTGCAAAATCTGTGAGCGCCGTAGTCCCAGAAGTGGTTGGGGTTACGTTAGTAAGTGTATTACCTCCAGCTACATAGTTAGTCCCAGAAACTTCATTAGTTGCCGAATAAGCTGTCGTTGTCGCACTCATAGTAGCAGTTGATGTATACAACGCAATTTTGAACGTATTGGCGGCTAAAGTGAAGTTATGTGTTGCGGTAAGAATCTCTTGTTTAAAGCTAGTGCACATTGCTTGTGTAATTGACATGATCCTGCTCCTTTAACCTAAAAGTTTAATTAATTCAGGGTGCCCTGCATCCCGTAGTCTTGCTGCCATTGTAGTCCTATCGGACTTTACCGTTTCTTTCATATAGAATATTAGTACAGCTCTTATCTGATTTCTAAATGCTTCTGCTTGATCTCGTATAGCTGGATGACTTTGACTACCCACACTGATAATCTTGTCTAAGGCCCTCTCAGCTATTTCTTCTGGAGTAAACCCTCTATTATCTGTGGTGTGCACTTCAACAGACCCACCTAACAAAATACCTATCTCGCTCATCGTATTGGTGTCCTAAGTTGCCCATTTCTATATGTATCCGACCTATTCTTACCTTCAGCCAACTGTTTAAGTATACTCATAGCTTCCGCATACCGGGTTGTATAATTCCCCAATACCTCTGGTTCATCTTTCATAAACGCTATTGCTTCCAGCAATGACCCGTACAACAACGCCGACTCAAAGTTATCACCAAGCCACGTAGTACTTGCAGTTACAATAGACTCTGGGTAGTAAAAATAGTGCAGCTCGGCTGTGTACGCATAATCCGGCGTAGGGCCTAGGATATATGAGTTTTGGTCAAAAATAGCGTAGTGCGTTGGTTTCCCTGTGCTAGTCGGGTTAGGGAATGACTCCCTAATAAAATTAACGTCCTTATCTAGCAAATAAGAGTAATCCCCAGATACAGGGTCTACGACCGCCAGAGAAAAGTTTGCAAGCCAGTCTGAGGGCACCGACAAATACTCATTACTAACAGTCATACTCCCAGTTACATTCTTTCTGAGTGCTGGAAGTTGAACAGAGTTATAGATACGTTCTTCAGCGTTACCTACAAATGTAGCAATCTGGGTTGCCGAAGTAAACGCCGCCGACGCGAGAGTATCTGGAAACTCGTTCTCGCAATAACCTTTAATCGCGGCTGTTAGCTGGGCGTAATTCATTACTTACCAACTTTTAACCTTGCGTGGTTCTTGCCCTTAGTAGCTGCACCAGTACCACGGGTTTTTTCAGTCTGGGTATTAGCCACGTTATTAGGGTAGCTGCTGTTCTTAAGGTCTACGCTGTATGGCTTTGGCTGGGTATACTTCTCGCAAGGATTAGCTGTATCCCCGGGAAAAAAGTTAAATTCACTCATTCTATACTCCTTAGATACCGGGTTTAGGAACTGATACAGGTACTTTACGAACCGATTTCTTCTGGTTAGCTACTTTAGCTAGGCCACGACCTAGTTGTTTCATCTGCTTGTTAGTCTTTCCACCTTTAGCCATTTTATACTCCTATCAGGTTGTCGTTACTGTTACTGTTCCTACCTGCCCATTTGCAAGTAGATTATTATTTATATTTACTAATTCTAAGGCATTATTCAATCCTACTGGATTCCAACCCCATTGTATCACCCGACTACCCATATGGAAACTACCTGAAACTACGTAGCTTAAGTCCGGTCTTGGGTTACGCACCGCTTGAGGATCAGATACAGGGTACAACCCTAAAGACAACTGTGGTTGATCCGGTTCCCAGCAATTCTTGCAGACTAGGATATTGGTATTCTTAGTCTTTATCGTCAGCTTCTTCAGTTCTTTCAGCTTGTACCTAAACCCGCAGCGATCACACTCCGATATGCTATTTTTGCCTGATGAATACTTAGAAGGCATGTACCCACCTAGCCCCTTTACGTAAATTTTCTACTGCGGGTATTACTTGTAAATTCTGGGGCACATGCAGCCCAGAAACTTTTCTACCCTTTAGGGGGATTATATGGTCAACGTGCCAACTAAAGCCAAACATTTTTGTTCGAAGTTGGCTTAGCTCATACGCTTGTTCCACCACCCAAAAGTCATCCTCCGTTAGCCAAGCTGGTACTCTTAACAAACGAGCAACTTTGTTTTTTGCTTTAGCAGCGTTAGTAGCCCCGGGGTTTTTTTGGTCCCATTTGGCTCTCGCTAGCTTGCGGGCTTCTGGATTGTTAATTGCGTACACACGATCTTGCTGCGCTTTATGCTCTGCGTTTTTCATTGCCCATTGCTTTTTTGAGCCTGAAATGTGTGCAGCATGACTCCTACGATATTCTTTTTGTGATAGCGCAATACAGGGCTTACATTCGTTACCCCGCATGGGGAAAGCATTTGTATCACGTGATCCGCCGCATGTATTGCAGGGCAACAACACGCGCTCTGGTTTAGGTATTAACGCTTTTTCCGCTTGCAATCTTAATCTACGACCTTTACTCGCAGCAAGATATTTTGCTTTGTTTTGTAGATATTGTGCGCGGGCATATTTTTTACGGTCGCCCAAGTTTTTTATTGGCATAATGCCCCTACTAGGTAAATCCAACGCGTGGGGTAAGCCTGAGCGATGCCTTCTCTCGATCCTCATCGCTGGCTAGTTGCCATTGCTCATCATATGCTGCTTTCAAGACCTCAATCCGTTCTAGCCCGTTAGGTGCCTTCATTGCCAAATAAAACGCAAGTCCAGCAACAAGTGCCGGTAGTAATCTGAAAGGTATGTCTTGGGTATTAACGCCATTACCTGCATCTTGCATCCTACGTAGTCTCCAGTACACAAACGTGTAAGGACCCCCGCCATCACCCGTAGGCCAGACGTTTATATTTGGTAAGTTAATACTTGTTACCGGTGCAGCGGTGTTATGTACTGCTGCTGTAGTCCCGTTCTGTGCCCGGAAGCAATACTGTAACTGGTCTCCAACAATGTTCTGGTACGTTATAGTCTCTGACCCAATATTGATAAACCCAACTGAGGGAAGACCGGCGGCAGATGTTACGTCGATTGTTGTGTCGGTTGCCGTTATACCTGCTGATAACGTAGTATTTGCAGTAGACCTAGGGACTCCAGTTTGTCTATTGATCCAAACTTGTATTGGGCGCCCACTAGCGTTCTTGTTAGGCAGAGTTGAATATGTAGACTCTGAAATACGGCTAATATTAATATCTTGTTGGTTAGATGCAGTACCCGTCCGAATTACATGATCTAGTAAATCTACTGTGTCTGTAGGGATTGCGTAGGATATTTGCCCATTTACAAGGTTTATCTGGCCTTGTTCAATCGTCCACAGGTTAATTCCACGGTTAGCCCATTCGATCATTAAGAGATTTAAAGACCTACGTGCAGTACGCATATCGTAACCACTGCGTAATTCAACGCCGCACCTTTCAAATGCCTCTTCTACCAAGGAATTGAGATCTAGATTAAATGTCGTAACGCTTGAAGTTGTCATCTAGCATTTCCATGCCCTAAGGCTTTTATTTATGCGGCTATCAGGATCATTCGCTGTTTTAGCTGAAGTCAACTTCTTCTTCATCCCAGACATTCTCGCACAGAATGACTTCTTACGACTACCACCTTCTGGCTGAGGAGCCTTCAATCCGGGCTTACCGGGGTTAGCTGCGTTATATGAAGCCCTACCCTTAGCATTTAAGCCACCTTTTTCAGCCTTGCCTTCTTTTCGCGTCCATGCGGGGGTCTTAGCCATGCTTAAAGCCTTTCAGAGTTTCAGCCAACCTCGCTCTTTGACCCAGTTTACCGGGAGCCTTAGCTGCTTTAGCTAATTTACCCGTGGGGATAGTGTCCCCTTCCTTAACACCTAGTGACTTACGTAAGGACCCGGGTTTCTTGATAGCATCCTTAATCCAACCGCCCTTCTTACCTTTGGGCATCTTGGACTTCATGATGTCACCCATACCCCGGGACGGCCTCATTATATGGTTCTACCCTTTGTTTTACCGGTACGAGTAACGCCATCTGCAGCACGAACATAGCCACCAGCTTTAAGACCAGCGTGGGCTTTAGAAGCGGGTTTAGCAGCGTGTTTAGCTAGAGCTTTAAGCATGTTCTTGTGCATACCACCACCAGCCATTTTTACAGCACCACCTTTCTTGTACCCAGCCGCTTCCATCATTGCCTTGTTAGGCTCGTCCAACTCCGTAACAGTAACTGCCTTTTCAAAAGGCTTAAGCACCTTACCCTGCAATTCAGGGCCAAGTACCGCGCCATACCCCATATCAGCTAGTATGCCCATTACAAAGTACGTCCTTTAGTTCTACCGCGTTGGGCTGCACCATCTCCACGAGAAGCAGAGGATTTAACTGAACCACCCCGTGCCATCTTAACAACTCTACCCTTAGTCTTACCTTTGATTTCTGCACCGCCACCTCGTGCCATCTTAACTGCACCACCTTTCTTCATGCCAGCAGGTATAGCGGGTGCAATAGGGGCATTAACGCCAACAGGGGCACCGACACCAAGAGGACGACCCGGAACCACACCAGCAGGGGCACCAGCACCAAGAGGACGACCCATACCACTAAAATCCCGACCACTCATCGCAGCGGCACGATCCAAACCACGCATTGCCCCGCCACTGTTAGACTGATCTGGCATACCATCAGGACGCCCCATACCAGCACCAGCAGGACGACCTATGTCATTAAAATTCCTACCACTCATTGCAGCAGCCTGATCTAAACCACGCATTACCCCGCCTTGATTTGCTTGATCCGGCATACCACCTACAGCCATCTTCTTAACTTTTTTGTTCATTATAGGGTACTCTTTAGTTTTATCGCGTTGAGCTGCGCCGCCCTTTTTCATCATTGGCGTAGCTGGTGCTACTGGTGGGGTTATTGCAGGAGGCACTCCAGCAGCTTTAGCCTCAAGCATCTTGTCTGCTAACTTATGCGCTACAGACTTAACCTTAGATAAAGGATCTTTACTCTTAACTTTTTTGTTCATTATAGGTTCCTCTTTAGTTTTACTACCTGCGCGGGCAAAGCCACCTTTAGCCATTTTCTTCTCCCCCCTGTAGCCCTCATCAGGAGAAGGAGCTAAGTTTTGGTCTGGAAAATCAGGCTTAGTGTCACTCTTCTTAGTACCCCTATAACCCTCATCAGGAGAAGGAGCAAAATTCTGATCGGGAAAATCCCTCTTAGGCTTAGGTTTAGGCTTAGGCGCGGTGTTAGTTGGTTTGTGTGATGGTGTGTGCATGATTTATCCCCTATCCGTAGAAGACAACTACAGAAGTTGTAGTAGTTACAGTCCCGTGAAGGTTTGTGCCTACTAAAATCCCTTCCCCGGGCATAATTATATAGTTTGCGCCACTAGCGGTAGAAGCAGGGGTATTCATAGTTAGCAATACTTTTCCCCCTGAACCCCCATCTCTAAAAACAACTGATCCCGCAGAAGCACCACTTACGTAATACAGCCCCTTAATTCTTAACCTAGTCAAATCATTAGGGCTACTGGCATTATCAGTAACCTGACCGGTAGCAGTTAACGGGGCAGACGCTAAGACGTCATATTGCATAGTGACCCCCTAAATTAAGCGGTGCGTGAAAAAGTATACGCGGTTGCGCTAGAGAACATAAGAGTGAAGCGTCCTTGCCCAGTTATGCCTGAAGGTACAGTGAGTAAACCAAACGCTACCTCTGCTCCAGCATCTTCTGCACCTGCCGATAGGATGCCATTTACTGCAACCGCTACTGTAATGGTGCTTGCACCAGCAGTGTTGTCGATATAGAGTTGGTGAATAGTTCCTTGTACCGCGCCTAACGCAGCCCCTAAAAGTGTACCTGTAGGAAGTGTGATTGTAGTAGCTGCTGCGGAAGTGGATTTTATATACCCAGTTGCAACTTGTGCTGCGGTTGCCGTTGCAGTAGCGTTGATCGATACGGGGGTGTGTGTTACTACGCCAATAGCCGTTGAACCAGTTAAATTGCCTATTACGTTACCCGTGAAGGTACCCGTTACGCTACCAACAAAACCATTTGAGGACGTGACTGGGCCGGAGAATGTAGTTGATGCCATGATATTATTTCCTTTGTGTTATAGCACATATGCCCATACAGTCTCTATAACGTCTGCCAAGCCAGTCTGTATGAGTCGGGGTTCTTGGATTATTTACGTTTTAGCACTTTATTTGGGGGGTGTCAAGTGTACCTTTCTATGTATAAAGCAGCCTTTCTCAGTATGTCAGGATTGTCCTTAAATCCGCCAAGCGCCCTGTTACAAGCAGTGCATAGCAACGCCCTTATCTTCCCAGAAGAATGGCAGTGATCTACTGGCATGTGACTTGGAATTCCCTTTGCATCTACACTTGTTCCAAGCTCTCCGCATATTGCACACTTGTATTCTTGTGATAGCGCCATAGACTTATAATCTTCAAGTGTTATCCCATACATCTTCTTAAGATCTGAATTTTTGGCCTTATCGGGATTGGCCTTTCTCCATTTTCTTGCGTACTCTGCTTTGTCTGTGCTGTCTACAGTCTCTTTCCACTGCCAGTTAGTAGGGCCTAGTTGCTGAGAGCTATCTACTCTACGCAAATGATGGCGCTCTGGCCTATCTCCCACACACTCTACAAATGCCCAAAAGTCATCAGTCCATTCCTGACACATAGGAGCACTAGCCTTACGCCTATGCCAATAATATGTTTGATATAAAGGATGCTTTTCTCTTGCGCCCCAATCTAAATTTCTAGGTTGCTCAACTTTCCCATGCCTAGAATATCTAAATAGATGCTTCTCACAGAGCCCAGACTTTAGAGTTTTCTGCCTATCTGTACATCCACTGATACTACATATGGGGTGGGTAGACTTGATATGCGCCCTATAGTGAGTGGCGCACAATTGACCCCTGTATGACTTACTTTTGCATCCCACAATAGAACAAGGAGAAGCTGTTGCCAGCCTCTCCTGCTCATAGTGCTTTCTACATAGACCGCTAGAAAATACTGAATTACCACAACCATCAAAACTACATTCTACATATTCCATAAAACCCCCAAATATTTAGTCTGGGGTTAGTGTATCGTGTAGTCCCTTAGTTGTCAAGCCCCAGCTGATCCAAACATACCCAACGGGTCACTCCAACCAAAAGAGTAACGCTCACGAGCCTTGTATCTAACATTCCCGGTATCGAAATCCCCATCCATAGAGGTACCTAGTGGGGAGCGAATGAAGTGCTTCAGGCCGTTAGGGACATCGGTGGTCAGGAACCAAGCATTGGTATCGGTCAAGAAGTGGTTTACACAGTAACCTTCAGGAATCGAACCATTGTTCTTCAAGGCATTGATGTCGTTGTCAGCAGTGCTAACACGCAGTTCTGTTTCCAGAAGACGGGTTGCAACGAACATTAACGCAGGAGGAACAACTAGCTTGCGTGGCTTAGCAGCGATCAACAGACCACGCTCATCAGTCCAAGCAGCGATCTGAATAACGGCGGCTTCCAAAGAAGTCTCGTTCAAATCGGCAGGGGTTGAAGGTTGGTTAGCATTGACGCCACCAGAAACCAATGGGTGTGAGGAAGAGAACAATGCAACTCCATCACCACCAACATAGCTAGAGCTAAATCCGTTGTTCAGGACCGCAGCAGCTTTGGTTTCTTTGGTGTAGCTCATAGCACGAGCCAAACCTTTGGTATAACGCGAGGACAAAGTATCGTAGAGGTTATCTTCGATTGCTTCTTCCGTCAGCGAAAAGCCAAGGGCGATGGTTTCGTGGTTGTAACGTGAAGTCCAAGCTTCTTGGGCATTGTCGTAAGCGATGGCTGAGCCTTCGTTCTTGACTGGTGCCGCAGAGAACATTGACAACTTGGTTTCTTCTTCAAATGAACGCTCAGAGGTCTCAGTTTCGTAGATCTCTTTGTGTTCTGCGCCGTATCGCTCATATTCATTACCGAACAATACATTCAGCCCCGGAAGGAGCTCTTTAAGCATCTGTGCACGTGAAATAGCCATTTAATTGCTCCTTTTAGGCGTAAGCCAGACCAGTGGCGTTGTTATACTGATGAATACCAAAGTTGATCTTAACGATCAATTCTGAGTAGGTCGTTGGTGATGGTGATGTTTCGGCAACAACGTCAATAACCCGTACTGGGAACGTGCTAGTAACCGCAGGTGAAGTGCTCAACACTGAATACGATGAGTTACCTGTGGTGGTGCTTCCAGCAGTTGCCAGAACTGACATATTGGTACCAAGTGCATTTTTTGTAACTGTTGCCATTACTACCCCGCTTGAACAAACAGCTACTTTGAACAGGGTGTCAGGATCATCTGCAATAACCGCATAGATCTTGGTGCCTGAAACAATAGTTTGTGAGGCTGGGTAGAACTGCGAACGAGTAGGTGTACCATTCGCTGCAGTGTAGAAACATCCCAAGAACACGCCAACAGGTGTGTTAGCAGTAGTTCCAGTATCTTTTTCAATCGTGCCACCAATAACTTTCTTTACAAAATCACCGTAAAAAATATTGGCGTTGTAACCACTTGCGATTTCCATGTTACGGGTAGAACCCGCAAACACTTGACCGCCAATCAGGTTTATAGGTAGAAACCCATAAGGCCCAGCTACGCTAGGGTAAGCCATATTAAACTCCTAAAAAGTTAAAGTTAACGTCCTTTTCCGAACGACGCCGTAGATCTTTTCTCATTAAAGAGAGGCATCCGTGGGTCATTCTGTTTCATAAAGCTATTGTCCACCGACTCCATCTGTTTCTTAGTAACATCGGCATAATAATCACTACGCTGCTGTACCAATTCTTCAGGTGTCTTACAGAGCAATAACCCGGAGATCTCGATATTGTCCTTATAGCGACTATTCGGATCTACTAACAGTGAGAACTTAGGTTGTTCTTCAGCCTTGACGGGCTCCCAACCTTCTCGCATTTTTACTGAGAGGTTCTGTGGGTCTGCGCGTCCAAGTGTGGAGACACGAATCCAACGATATGCGTATCCCGGTTGTTTATCCGGTTCGGGTAACAACTCAGGCGGTGCCCACTGCTGGGGGCGTACCGTGGTGATACGGGTATCAAGTTCGCGTGCAAGTCTATTTGTAGTCATTTTAGTTATTCTCCTTAGATGTCTTTAAAAATTCCTTAGCATAAGTTTCGGGAGTTATCCCTAGCTTCTTAGTTAACGCCATCTGCGACGCACTCAGTTTTATCCGTCTGGAGGATGTACTGCGAGTCGCTGGAGCAACTACATTTGATGACCTTGTTCCTGTGCGCGAATCGGGCCTGCCGCCCCCGGTCGTCGTTTTTTCCTCATTCCCAAAATACTCTGGGAATCTTTTGTGCATTGTTTCGTCAATGGTGTCCCAGTACTTATCTGTGCCCACAAACTGAGGGCCATACTGCCGTACTAATCTTTGCTCTAGTCCTAAGGCCAACGCCGTCATTTCTTCATCACGTTGGAACCAAGTATTCTTATCCTTCCATGCTAGGGCCTTTGAATCCGGCTCTGGTACTACCCTAGAAGGTGTTGCTTCACTATATACACTACTATCTGTTTCCTGTAAAGAAGGTACATATTCTCTAGCTTTTTGGATCTTGTAATTTACTTCATTTAATTTGCTCTGAGCTTCTACAATACCGTCAGAATCTCCAGCCTCATAAGCATCTTTATACTGTTTTTTGGCTACCCCTAGTTCGAGTTCCGCCGATGCCTTGTACGTATCTAAGTAAGTTTTCTCACCCTCAAACAATGTTGTCTTGAGTTTCTTATTCTCCTCCAGCATACGCTTAGCAAAAGCCATAGCCTCGTTCTGTTCACGCATTGCCCGTTCTTTTTCACGGCGCTCATCGTGCCAGACCTTCTTCATCTGTTTAAGACGATTTTTTACCTTGTCTGAATATTCTTCAAGCTCATCTTTCTCAAGCTCATCGACTAATTCTTTAGGTAAAGGTTGCCGCCCACGGTCTGCTGCGGGGGTATCATCTTCTATCTCTATATCTAACTCATCTACTTCTTCCTTCTCTACAACTTGTTCCGCCTCGTCGGGGAACTCAAACTCGTCTTGTCCCGGTTTATCTTTAGACATTTTAATACTCCTTATGTGTGGCTACGTGACTGCCATTAATACAAATTTGCACTATGCGCGTGAGATGCCCCTTGGATCTTCTACTACAGCTTCCACGCTATCGTCGTTCATGATCCTAAACTCGCGCCCATGTATCTTCAAACGAGTACCCGAAGTTGGTCTGGCTAGAATAAAATCACCTACTTTGCACCAAGGTCCTGACGGGTAGCGTGTTTTGTCTGCATACGCATCTGGGCCCAACGCCATTACAAAGAACACGGTACTTAGTATTTCTTCATGACGCATTGAAACATCAGACTTCAACAGCCCACTACTATACTTATCCTCAACTTCAGGAATCGTACATAGTATATGGTAGCCCGTTGGTTCTGGTAGTTGCTTTGCTTTCTCTTCTGCTGTTGCTGGTAGTACTGTTGCATCCAAATTATTGGGGTTTGTGCCAATAAGAATCTCGCCTTCAGTCATCAGATTTCTCCATTTGCTCTTTGAGGTCTTTTATTATATCCGCCGCAATGAGAAGACCCCTTACTACACCACAGCCCTGCTTGTACTCGTCAAAACTTCTGTTCCCTGTAGCTATATCGTCAACCATGCGAGTTTTATGGTCCTCTAGCTTTTCTAGAATAAGGTCTAATACGTTCATTATTTACCTTTTGGTCTATTTTCTTTGTTAGGATTGTTCCTATTAGAGATCTCACGCCCTATATCAACCCCCATACGAGTCCCTTCTAGTTCATGGGCAGCTTTAAGCTTTGCCTTTTCAGCACCTACTTTAGCCCCTAGTTGTAGACCCGCTATACGTTCTTTAGAAGCAATGCGAGCTTTTTCTATCTGTAACTGTTCAGTTTTAGCTGCCTGATCTGCTGCTGCTTTCTGTTCTTTTAGTGCTTGATCCTGCTGGCTAATCTTTACTCCTTGTTGTTTTATTTGTAGCTCTTGTTGCTGCATTTGCACGATTGGATCTTGCAGTGCTTGTTCAGCTTGTTGTTGCGCTGCTAGGAATTTACTGTTTTGCAGTACCTTCTGTGCGGCAGCGGCAGCTAGACGAGATATTTGCACCTCCATCTCCTTGCTCATTTCTTCATCTGGTGCTGGGTAAGGCACACCAAGTTGTTCTTCGATCTGCTTCCTGTACTCAAAGGCAATGTGTTGTGCAATATGAGCTTGAGCTGCTGCCATAATTGACTGCGCCATAGGGTTTTGCCCCATAGTCTGCATAATCATCGGATCTTGCATCGCGGCTGTATGTACTTGTATATGGGCTTGGTGGTCTTGGTATATGAACGCCTTGACTGGCTTGCCTTGTAGCACCGCCATATTTTCAGATACTGGGTCAACCGGTTTCTGGTCTTCTTCCATTTTTACTAACTTATCAGCGTGCTTTATCCCCAGAACTCCTAACATCTGCCGATGTAGTAGTGGTAAGTCGTATAACTGAGGGGCTTGTTGGGCTAACTGCATAGCGGCTTGGTACTGAACTACTTTTTGAGACATTGTTGCTGCGTTAGGATCTGATACAGGGATCACATCACACATATCGTAATCAGCCTGCTTTGCCATACGCTTATCTTCGCCGGGCTCATAGTCATACGAATCAGGGGTGTAGTCTCTAATAATATCTCTTAAGAGCTTGAACTCCCGTTTCATCGAGTAGTGAATACGTGCCTGAACTGCTGACATCACCTTAAGCGTTCTTTCCAGTATTGCTAGGGTTGTACCTACTGGAGATTGTGCTGACATATCAGATACTTTCATGTCTGCTGCGCTTGCAAACCTACGGCCTTCATCCACAATTTGATTCAACAACCCCATCAGGACCTGACTTGGCTCCTTGTACGGCAGGGTCATAATGTTATCTTTTATGGTGCCCGACGCTACATCTACATCACGGAACTCACCCGGGGCTATCGGTGTATCGTCACCCTTTACACGTAGGCCCTTAGTCTTGAACCCCCCCGGCAAGTTAGACAACGTACCTGCATCTACTAACTGGCGGATCAATGAAGTGCTGGATTTAGCAAACGCCCCAATCAAGTGGATCAGACCGAAGGCATAGAATCCAAACCCGGGTATATAGTAGTAGTGCACAAAGTGATTCCGCTTCTGCTTCAGTTTGTCGTCTGGGTTCCAGTTGCGTCTGATAGCCAGTACTGTGTTACCTAATTTCTCAATAGTGACGATGTATGGCAGTGCAATCCCCGTTGGCTCTCCATCTTCATCCTCGTCCTCATACCCCGGCAGATCAAGGTCAACGTGCATCTCGAGTATCTTAAAGCGATCATCGGCTGACGCCCTGAACCCCAGTGTCTCGGCTATCTTCTTCTCAACTTCATCAAAGACATCTACTGGATCACCTAAGTCAACATCCCGGTAGAACCCAGCAACTTGTAGCCTACGCAGCTCATTCTCAGTCTTACGCATAACATGAGTTACACGGCCTGACGACTCTAAGCTAGACGCACCGTAAGGAACAACGATGTCCTCAGCAGGTACAAACATAGCCACTTGGCGTTCTAGTGATGGGTCGTAATACACTTTCTTGAAGGCATTACCAGCTAGTCCCAAGCCCCATAACATTCTTTCATGCTCAGGCCGGTACTCAGGCATAACCTCGGTTAACTGGTAGTTCATATCTGCTTGCACACGTTCTGCAGCTTCCCGTTTCTCTGGGGTATCCTCACCTATGATCTCAGTCTTAACTGGACCCGCAGCAGGGAATGTCTCCATTATTGTCTCTGCTTGAAACTTAACCAACGCCTCACTTAGTAGTGGGTGGTGTACTCCGCAAGCCCCGGGCCACGGCTCTGTGCGGTCTTCTATCTTCATCCCCAGCAGCTCAAGGCCATCTACATAAGTCTGCATCCAGTCTTTTCTTGAGGCGATGTCATCATCAAAGTCGCCAACTAAGTCCCCAACTAACTCAGCCATTTCTCCTTCACTTAGCACCTCAGCTAAGTTCTCGTCGAACCCCCCCTCCTCTGGATCTGCTTTCCCAAGTTCTATCTCAAGCCCGTCCATGCTAATACGTACACCTTCTGGATCTTCGATCTCAATCTCAATATCCCCTTCTAGGTCATCTTGGGGAAGTCCTAGTGGTGCACGATGTATTGCTTTATCTATTGTCATAGCATGTCCTTATTTAGTAATACCCTTCGAATCTGCGCCTGAACTGCCTTGGCTCATCTTCCTCATCTAACAGAGTCTTGATATAGCCGCCTTTACGGAACCGCATTAGCGCAAGGGACACAGAATCCACATAATCGTCATGTTCGCCTGCAGGAAACGAAGCCACTTCATCTATTACTTCTTCCGCCCAGTGTTTGTTGGGTGCCCATACTCTACCAGACGCAAATAAATCAGATACAGCGTTGAGTCTACTGATCTTATCATTCCCTTTAGTGGGTGTAAACTCTTGCACCGGGATGCCCATCGCCCTCATTTCATATATTAGCGGAGCACCCGAGGCTTTCTTCTCAATAATAATACTATCTGGTTCCCACTCTTTGTAATGTTCTATTGCTACTTTCTTAAGCCTTGGAAACTCCATTCTTTCTCGGAAGGCATTTAACAGTATAATATTAGCTTGCATTATTCCTGCGTCATCCTCCTGATAGAACACGCCCCACGTAGTTAATGCTGAGTAATCCGCCCTTTGGGTCTTTTCAAACGCAGTATCCCAAGCCATTAGGGTGAATTCACACTCAGGTGGGTCCTCTTTCTCCCATATCTTCCACCACTCCCTCTTAACTATTGCTGCACCCTCACTTGTAGGGTTTTGCTGGTACTGAGCCATCCATTTCGGGTTTGGCAACACTCTTTGTAGCGTTTGCAGCTCTTCTAGGGGCCAAAACTCAGGCCATAAAGGTGAACCTGATGGCAATATTGCTGGAAACTCAATAACTTCCCACTCTTCTCCACCCCTTTGCGCCGAAGATTTAAGCACTTGGCCCACAAGGTCCCGTTTACTCCACCTTGTAGCTACAATAATTATAGCCCCACCCGGTTGTAGCCGCTGTCTAGGCCCCGAGGTGTACCACTCGTAAGTCTTATCGTAGATTTCTGGGCTATTCTCCGCTAACGCAGCCTCTTGTTCCGAGTGTGGGTCATCTATTATCAGCAAATCAGCGCCTTTACCCGTTACAGCACCCCCCACCCCGATAGCAAAGTAGTCTCCCCCCTTGTTTGTAGCCCACCGACCTGCTGCTTTAGAGTCAGTCTGCAGTGCAACCCCGGGGAATATCCTCGTATACTCATCTTTATCCACTAAGTTACGCACCTTACGCCCAAATCCTACTGCCAACTCAGCAGTATGGGACGTTTGGATAACCTTCTTATGGGGGTACTTGCCTAGAAACCACGCTGGCAGGAGATATGAGGCAAATTCTGACTTAGTATGGCGTGGAGGCATGTTGATAATGAGCCGTTTCAGCTCCCCACTAGCCACTCTTTCAAATGCTGAGGCCATCTTTGCATGGTGCCGCCCTGAGATAAACGTAGGCCACACCTGATTAACAAACGCTATGAACTTCTCTTGGGCTAACTTCTTCTTCCTTAGTTCTTCTAACTTGCCTAACTCTGCTAACAGCCTTTCTTGTTCCGGCGCGGATAGCATTGGTAGTATGCTAGGTATATCTTTTAATGTAACGCTGTCAAATAACTCAGTCATCACCTAACTCTGCCATCAAGGCTGTCGGTTCTAGTTCTAGCGCACTTTCAGTAATATCAGCAATACCAAGAACGTCATCTAGATCTGCTCCAATAGGTATAACATCAATTATGTCGGCATTAAGAAGCCGTTTAACCCGTTCCTTGATTGCGTTCTCTAGTTCGCTTGGGTCCTTATAATGTATGGTGATCTCGCTACGCTCTGTAAACAGACCTATATCACTATGCTTTCCTAGCAGCTCAAGGGCCTTTAGTTCAAACTTGGTATCCCCGCAGTTAGCAATCTCCATTAACTTATTAGTAATAGCACTTCGTGCGGAGACTACGTCCATTGCAAGTTGCTGCCCATACGTTCTTAGAAACGCGGCTGCGGCAAAAGCTGTATTCGGTGTATTTAGTGCGGAGATTTTCTTAGACTTGATTGCTGCTTTGAGCAATGCCTTCTCTTCTGCTGCGTCCCTAGCCGAGACTTCTAATTTTGCGCCAAGATCTACCTGTAGTTCAGCAGTGTTACCTGCAATAGCCATTTCTTCAGCAAAAGTTGCCCCTACCTCATCCGACGTATTGTAGGGCATCGGTACTGATGCTGTGGGTTCTAAGCTAATTATAGGCATGTAAGAAGTTTGTTTAAGTGAACTCCAGTGTGCTGGAGTATATGCAGCCTAATCTAAAAAGTAAAGTAAAAAATATATACCCCCCGGGGGGTATGAAATGGAAATGATGCCGGGGGGTGTTCTGGAGTGAGGGAGTGGGGGCTTGTGGATACGCTAGTAGGGCGAGGTATTAATTTGTAAAAAATGAAAGTGTAATGTGCAAAATAGTAAGTATAGGGGCGAGATGTAACTAGATTTAGATTTGGGGGGTTGGGAGTGGGTGGGGTTTGATTAGGTTTGTCCTAGTTTTTATATCGTTATTCTGTTTAGGTTTTAGATTTTTTGTGATAGTTCTCCCGATTGATCCAGCGCATCCTAACAATGTTAGGTTTATGATAAAGCTTGACATTGTGCCACAAATAAGGTATAATGTTTATAAGTAGGGGCAATCTCGCCTCTACTTAATTACTAGGAGTCGCAAACATGAAAGCTAAACTAAAAACACCAGCCCCGATAGAATTGATTGTCACTAGTGTATCGCCCGCGCCTGTTGTGGATTTGAGTAATCTGCGGGTCGCTGTCGCTGAATCCCTTGAATCCAGTTATGGTGCTCAGCGTGTGTATGGTGCAGCGTTAAACTCTGTCCTTCCCCGTTTCTGGTTTGATGTCGAGCATACCATGACGGGCGAAACTGCCAAAGTGACTAAAGCGGAAAAGCTAGCATTATATGGGGTGCTAAAAGCAGCGAAACATTCCAACCCAAGCGTAATATGGGGACGGATTCGCAATTATGGGCGCGAAGCGTACCAGTTAACCGAAGCCGTAGCACGTCATGCCAATATGACACCGGACGAAATAGCAGCGGAAAAAGCAGCTATTGAAGCGGAAAAAGCAGCTAAAAATGCTGGTAGTCCACGCAGTCCACTTTTACGCAATACTGAGGAACTTCTAGCATTGTATAATTTTAATGCAAAACTGGAAGACATACCAGCGAAAGTAGTCGAAGCGCAAAAAGGCATTGTAATGGCACTAACTGCCCTAGGTCACAAATTTTTATAACCTAACCTCCCGCCCGAAAGGGCGGGATTCTATAAAGGACAATGCCGTGTTAAACACAACAGAAAAGACATTAATAACCGAAACCTATGTAGACTATTTTCCTAAGCGTCCATGTAGCGATATACCCGAACTACTCGCCCATGCCGGGGCTCTCATCGAAGAAATAACACAGGACAACGTAAAATTTCTAGTCTGGGATTTTATAGGCACAAAGATATGAAACCAATTACAGTATGGCAGCGATTTTACCCCGCTACAAATACATGGGAGCATAATCATATCAGCGATAATCATACGGAGTTAAATGCACCGATAGCTATATCAGACATTCAAAAATCATGCTGGAAAAATGCAATCTGGCGATACCATCACGAATTTTTATAACCTAACATTGTTAGGTTTAACCCCGCCCTGATCGGCGGGGTTTTTTTTCGCGGTTTTTTCCGGTTTTCGGTCTTATCGTTACTCTGTTATGTCTTGTGTATTTGTATTTGAATTTGTATTTGAATTTGAATTTGAATTTGTATTTGTATGATAGTTTTATGATAGTTCCCACACAACGACCCAACGCCCCAACGCCCCAACGCTCCAACGACCCAACGCTCCAACACCCCAACGACACAGCGTACCACCAAAGCCTAACATTGTTAGGTATAGGGAGGGTTAAATTCAAAAACAGACATAGTAGGGCATAGGTTTTTAATTTGAACGCAGCCACAGACAGATTAGGGGCATTGCTGAGGATTCAGCCTATTTTAGCCCTAGTTTGCCCCACATTAACACCCCAAAATAACCCGTAATATTACGTGTAATAAAATACCACCCCCAAGACCCGCATGGATAGGCTTTGTAGCAATGTAAGGCGTTTTACCAAGTATAGCCCCCCTTTTTCAAAACCTACAACGTCTTTTAAGCACAAAGCAAAAAAGAGTAAATTTTAACGAAATTTGAAAATCCCCCCCTCACTATAATATTTACATTACAATATACTATACACACACACTACCTATTACATAGCCTGCTATCATTGAATTCATATTGTAATTTCTCGCGTAATTTTCCTGTTTTTGCTTTATTACGCTATACATAAGGATAAGACCAATTAACTTGACATAAACCCTTATTTGTGGTACAATATATATGTAAGTGGAGTTATAGGTTATTTTTGATTGTAAACCGAGCAATACCTAACATTGTTAGGTACTACTAAGGAGAAACAAAATGAGCAAAATCACAAAAGCCCAGCAGCAAGCTATCAAGCGTAAGTTTGAGCGTGACGATCAGGGCATGACGTACTTACAGTTTCGGCGCAGTGTGAAGTATGGGTACGACTGCCTGATGGTGCGATGGTGCGGAATGTGGCTCGGCATCGAAAAAGACGGTTACACGCACTCATAAAGACAAAACCTAACATTGTTAGGACACAGGAGATAAATCATGACGGAAGAAGATTTTGAAGAAGCACACAAGATTAAAGAAAATCTTGCGGCGGAGATACATGCGATAGTTAATGTTGCTTTGTCTGGCAAATCGTCGGAAATGGATACACTAATACGCGAACTACTCGATGAGGAATTCAGATTCTATACAAGGAGAACAAAATGAACCGACACGAGGAGTTTTTCCCACGACAACCACGCAAGCCATTCGAGCCTACACCGTGGCTAATAGTGCTTTTGATCGTAATGAGTATTGCTTTGGTATCAATAATTGATAACTGCGGTATAGCATCATGATGTGCGGCAAGCCGCACTCACAGAAACAGGACAAAACTAGAATCAGTAGCGTCCACAAGGTGGAGAGGGGTGGAGAGTTGTTGGGTTATTTTGGACACCAGCAGTACATCGTCTTCTATACCAACACCACGTGCCTAGTCTGGGATGATAAATTGCAGGTACACAAGTATCCAGAGCAGTACATAAGGGTTGATGCAGTTGACGAGATGGATGCCGCAATCAAGGGCATGGATAAGCTAAGAAGTTTGTACGGGGCTAACAATGTTAGGCTTGGAGGCAACAAAGATGAGTTAGGAGGCAACGGAGATTCACAAGAGAAGTAAATTAAAACTAAACCACAGGAGAACTAAAATGGCTTACGGACATACTTTTAGAGTGTACTCAAACAGGATAAAGACCTACGAGGAAGCACTAGCGCACGAGGCAGCAGTCAAGCCAATACGTGGCAAGACTATTAAGCCACTGCATAGACGTAGGGATACTCACTTAACCATAAGGAAGCAAGATGTGTGGCAAGCCGCACTTTTGGGGCAGACGGAGACTGTCTTTGAGGGTGAGGAGGTTGTTATCCAGATGTACAACACGGACATCGTTAAGTACCGACCAAATGGCGACATATATGTGCAGATTGGTGGGTGGATAAACATGGCTACGTGCCAAGTGCTGACTGACATACTAGGGGCTAACTTCAATAAGTATGACAACAAGATGTGGGTAAAGTGTGACATCCCAGAAAGTTACAGTACTTATGCACTGCCAATAGATGCCCACGCACCCAATATATTTAGGGTGAACACGAGTAACACACTGGAGTTCCAGAACTACAAGTATCCAGAGGTGCATAACTTGAACAGGCAAAAGGCTAACATTGTTAGGAAGCAGTACAAGTCGTTCCGGCAATACCTGACTAATAACTTTAAGCTGCGTAGTGAGGATGGTGGGGTTACTTGTACCTTTGGGGCTGATGAGTTTTTGGAAGCGTTCAAACCCGATCAGGTATACGGCATACCTAATATACCCAATGTTCGAGTAGTAGGTAAGAAGTGGACTAACGAGAAAGCCGTAGCGGAGTACATGGCGTTAATAACTAACGATGGGCTTGGGCATAAGACTGAGGACTTCTATAAGGCGGTACTCATGACTGTGGGTGCAGGTGGAGGCTACCGTAGACATAATGCCGTAGCCTTGAAACAGTTACTGAAGGTACTCGATGACTGCATACTCTACCATCACAGGGACACGGTGTTTGTAAAGAAGCAAGTAACCACAGGGGCTTGGGTTATAGATAGCTACTCCCGATTCATGGAGCAATAGACCAATTAACTTGACACGGACACTATAATGTGGTACAATATATATAGTAAGTGGAGTTGTACGTGTAAATTAAGAGAACCGGCAGGAGCAAGCCTAACATTGTTAGGTGTAGTAGAGAAGATGTAACTAACCCAATTTGGGTTCAAGATGTACCTTAACTTAATGGAGACACAAAATGGCTGAGATCAACTTTGGCAACACAGTATCACTGAAGCAAGCAGCAAGTATCATCATGTCCACACCAATGAACCGTTACCTATTACAAGGAGAGCCGGGGATTGGCAAGAGTAGTTTACTCAAGGTTATCGGTGAGCAGCTACCGACCCACGAGGTTGCCTATATAGATGTGCCCAACATGGACTTAGGTGATATAGCTATGCCTGTCATAGACCATGATAACAAAGTTACCCGCTACTACCCCAATAGTCGTTTCAAGATACATCTGGGTAAGCCAGTGTGCATAATGTTAGACGAGTACCCCAAAGGTGCTGAGCCTATTAAGAACATGCTTCACCCTATGCTAGAAGTAGCTAACCCACGGCTAGGGGATATACCCATGCACCCTGAGTCTATCGTGTTCCTAACAGGTAATCTATCCAGTGATGGAGTAGGTGATTCTCTCAAGGCGCATAGCAGGAATAGGATTATCCCATTAACAGTGCGGAAGCCTGATGCTGACGAGTGGCTAGAGTGGGCTGTCAATAACAACATAGAGCCAGTAGTTATGGCGTGGGTCAAGCAGTTTCCTCATGCTATGGCATCCTATACAGACGGTACGCAGTCTGAGAATCCCTACATATATAACCCCAAGAAGGTGCAGATAGGCTTCGTTACCCCACGTTCACTCGAGCGAGTATCTAACATTGTTAGGGTGCGGGCACAGTTAGATACCGAGTCGCTACTGTGTGCTGTAACAGGTGCAGTTGGGGAGTCAGCGTCAAGGGATATGCAAGCCTTCATTGAGTATCAGAACCAGCTACCCACATGGGAGGCAATACTCAAATCGCCACAGACTGTAGATGTACCTGATTCTGCTGGTGCGTGTGCGGTGCTTATCTTTGGAGCTGTGTCTAAGGTGGCTAAGGATAACATAGCATCCTTTATGCAGTACCTTGAACGCTTCGAACCAGAGTGGCAAGCATGTTTCGCTATCAACATAGCCAAGAATCCAGCTAAGCAGAGCATAGCGTTTAGTAGCAGTGCGTTTGCTGCATGGGTGGCTAAGAATGAAGACCTGTTATAAAACAACAACTAGGAGAACAAAATGACTGAAGTTATCGAGGTTAGGGACGTAGAGGAACGCCGTCTTAAGAGGGCTAAGATAAGCCTGATGCGTAACCCGATGTTCGCATTGTGGCAAGGCATCATGATGGTAGGTAAGACTGAGATCTGTGACGATATACCCACAGCGTGTACGGATGGGCGTAACGAGTGGTACGGCAGGGAGTTCATCAAGTCACTAGATGACAAGGAGTTGTGCTTCGTAATACTGCACGAGAATATGCACAAGGCACTGAGGCACATGACTACGTGGCGCAAGTTGTGGGATGAGGATGCTAAGTTAGCTAACTGTGCTTGTGACTACGTGATTAACCTGATGATCGTGGACATGGATACTAAGGAGCAGTTCATCTCAGTACCCCAGAAGGACGGCAAGCCACGTGCTCTCATTGACGGTAAGTTCAAGGGTATGAACAGTAAGCAGGTGTTCGACATACTCAAGCAGGAGCAAGCCGATGGCAAGGAGGGTAGGGGTGAGGGCTTTGATGAGCATGATTGGGAGGGTGCTAAGGGTATGTCTGAGGAGGAGTCAAAGACACTCGAGCGCGAGATAGACCAAGCCCTACGTCAAGGTCAGATTGCACATAAGAAGATATGTGGTAAGGGTGCGGGTGGCATGAACCGAGAACTAGGGGACTTACTTGAGCCACAGATAGACTGGCGTGAAGTGATGCGTGAGTTCGTTAAGTCTATATGTAGCAGTAAGGATGCCTCGTCATGGCGTAGGGTCAACCGTAGGTTCTTATCTAGTGGTGTATATATGCCAACACTAATAGGGGAAAGCATCGGTAGCCTAGTCATAGGCATAGATACGTCTGGGTCTGTCGGTGTAAAGGAACTTAATACGTTCTTGTCTGAGGTGCAAGCCATAGCTAAGGATGTTAACCCCCAAAAGGTAGACCTTATCTATTGGGATAGCGAGGTGGCATCACATGAGGAGTACGACACTTGCACACTACCTAACATTGTTAGTAGTACCAAGCCCAGAGGTGGTGGGGGTACTGATCCTACTGCACTACAGGACTACTTGATTAAGAACAACATAGTACCTGAGTGTATCGTGATGCTAACGGATGGTGAGATAAGTGATTGGGGCACTGAGTGGAACGCACCAGTATTGTGGACTATCTGCGGTAACTCACGAGTGTATGCACCAGTAGGTAAGACTGTTCACGTTAACAACTAAGGAGAAACAAAATGACTAAGACAAGAGAGGAATTGGTAAAAGCTATAGGTCTACTTCAGGCTGCTGCTGCTGCTAGGGTTGCTGCTGCTGCTGTTGCTGCTAAGGCTGATTGGGAGGCTTATGAGGCTGCTAGAGATGCTTTGAAGGCTTACGACAAGGAGAACACAAATGAGTAAGGTAATAATTGAGTTGGGGTATGACAAGTATCTACTGGATACTAAAGAAGCCGTAGACCTAGTAGATATTCTATCTAAGGCGGAGTTATACAAGGAGGTGTGGCACAAGGAGGAGGACGGCGGTACTACCTACCACGTGTACGAGCAAGACCGTGTAAAGAGTTCAATGTCAATCATGCCTGACCATCTATGTCGGATGGCTAGGTTAGCTGGTAAACCACAGGAGAAATAACATGGGAATCACATCAAGCGCAATGCTAGTAGAACTTAACCTAAGTGTATGGACTGCTAGTAAGTTAGACAAGGCTGAGACAAGTAAGGTTACTACTAGCAACTCAGCAGTAAAGGGTGCAGCACAGGTACGTAAGAATCTTATGGCGGGTACATCCTACCGCAAGGACATAGCAGACTACGCAGCAGGGTGTAGGCTATGGCATAACTCTCGAACGCTACCGTGGGCTGAGAAGGGTGCGCGGCTCATACCGACTAGCCTGTTCATGGACTACAAGAGTGAGGCTAATGTTAGGAGGGCTACGTTTGACAAGATGGTTAACGAGTTCATTACTGTATACCCTAGCCTTGTCCAGACTGCACAGAACTACTTAGTGGGGCTGTTTGATCCGGCTGACTATCCTGATGCTGAAGTAGTACGAAGCAAGTTCGGGTACAGGCAAGTGTTCTCACCAGTGCCAGAGTCAGGGGACTTCCGACTACAGGTGGCTGACCAAGACTTACAAGAACTACGTGAGCAGTACGAGGAGTCATTCAATAGCCGGATTGCTGAGGCTATGCGTGAGCCGTGGGATAGGCTACATAAAACTCTTACGTCTATATCAAGCAAGCTGACTGACGTAGAGGGTGACGAGGAGAAGAAGCGGTATCACGATACCCTTATCACTAACGCACAAGGACTATGCGCTATGTTGACGCACTTAAACATAACCAAAGACCCCAAGCTAGAGGATGCACGCCGTCAACTAGAACTAACAATGTTAGGTGCTGACATGGAAATGATTAAGGAAGACCCCCATGTGCGTAGTGTTATGAAGGACAAGGTAGATAATATTCTTAAACAATTCGAGTGGTAAGGAGAACAACATGACGAGTTCAGACTATAAAGACGTAGCAATACTAGAGATGCCTAACATAGTAGTACGTATTGAAATAGATACTACGCTACCCGATGAGGCTTTTGGGGCTACAGCGGAGATGACACCCTACCTACTAGCCCTAGCTACAAAGAAACCTAACTGGAGATTCGTAGGTGTACAAGGCTGGCACATACCGCATGATGAGGGTGGAAAGACATACGAGGCGTACAAGTTCAATGTATGGGAGGGTAAGTCTAAGCTAGGTAGTATATACACAGATAGGGGTAGGACAAAGAATACAACTTACTACGCCGAAAACAATCGCATAATAAGGAAGCGAGAACGGGGTAGTGCTATGTTTACTACCAACGTAGCTAAGGCTGTTAAGAATGTATGCAAGGAGTTCTACCCCGACACTAATACAGAGAGAATGGATGAAGCTATAAGTAGGTCACAAGGCATGATGCAGGATATAGTTGGTGATAAGACTCGGGGGCTTTCTAATAGGATAACAACGGTACTCAGAGGTTTGGAATCCTACGTGTTAGACAACTGGGAAACTATGTCTGTAATAGCTGCTAAGAATTGCCCAAAGGAGGTTAGCGAACTACCCTTAGCACGAGAGGAGAAGATAATAGCCGATGAGGTATATACCGCGTTTAAGAATAATGGAGGTACTCTAGTAGTTATACACGGTAGTGATTACGTTACTTCTCAAGGTACGTATACCACGGACACATTACCCATAAAAATTAAACAGGGAGTGGGTATGCTTAAGTTAATAGAGGCGGGTCAGTGTATGCGAGGCATAGGGTTCAAGGTGAATGTAGATACATTTTATGTAATGGAGGTTTTATAATGAACGACAAGATGCTGAACGGCAGAGGTAAAGGTAAACGCAAGGCGTTAGTGCACGTTAGCGTGAGGCTACCAGAGGATGTAGTAGAGTTTTATACGCAGTACCCTAACTACACGAAGGCGATGCGGGAGGTACTAATTAAATATAAGGAGGAGCATGATAATGGCTAAAATAAATACTGATACATTTAAGGGGCATAATCCGTATCTCAATGCACCACGAGGTAGACCCATAGGGTATAAGTCTTGTACTTGGCGGCGAGATGACAGGATACTTTCTGTGTGTTGCGAAGTAGTTGGGGTGTTGATATATATTCTTTTAGCAGCAGGTGTGGTATACATAGTAGTGTAGCGTAACTCCCAGTGTGCGGTGGTGCTATAACACACACAGTTTATATTAGCTGTACACTTTCGTGCTTGCGTGTCTCCCAGTGAAAGGATAAACCGACTCGCCCCCGTAAGGGGCTTTCTCATTGCCTAACATTGTTAGGCTGTCCCCAGAAAATATTTATTGTCTAGTGTTTGACAAACTCTAAAAGTATGCTATTATATTTACATGGCTACTACCCCCGAAAAGAAAGTTAAAGATAAAGTAGTTAAGATACTTAAGGAACATGGTGTCTACTATTTCTTCCCTGCAACATTTGGTATGGGGCGCAGCGGTGTGCCTGATATTGTATGTTGCGTTGATGGTAAGTTCATGGCTATAGAATGTAAGGCTGGTGCTAACAAGACTACTGCCCTACAGGATAGAGAGATAGCTGCTATCAATGCGGCGGGTGGTACAGCCTACGTAGTAAACGAAGACAACATAGATGCGGTCACTGGGTTCATAAAGATAATGCGGGGTATATTAAATGACTGAAGTTAGGGCGGCGATGATAGTTTCCACACAGGAGGTAATACAATGAAACTAAATGAAGTAGTAGTTAAAGCACCAGCGAAGATGGTAGCAAGAAGTTTACGCGCTCATACCACAACCGATGAAAAGGCTTTCCTTGATAAGATAGGTACATATGGGATGCACGCATGTTTAAGTAGGCGTGGGTATATCGAGCAGTACATGCAAACAATACCCATGCGTGTAAAGTGGGAAGCCATAGATAAGTACGAAATAATAGAGCACTGCAAAGAACTTTTACTTAAATTAGGAGGTTCAAAATGATAGCCAAGAAGAAGATGGGTAGACCAGCGGGTGTGAAGAACAAAGCACCAGCAAGTTTTAAGGATGTACGTGCAGAAGGTAAGTTACATGCAGAAGATGAACCTGTACAGCTAAATATGGATGAGCAAAGGTTAGCGCAACTGATTGAGCAACGGCAGGTAATACAATCTTTAGAGCATCAAGCTATCGGCTATCGTGCAGTTATATCTTACCTAGAACATACCATAGCAAGCACAGTAGACAAGTAAATGGATCTTATAACATTGGATTTTGAAACCTACTACTCT